AATGATCGACTGAAGCTCAACATAACACTAGGAGTTGATATTCAGTTCGGCAAAAATTATGCGGAGATACATTAAATGGCATTGAATGCTAACGAATACAAACAAGAAAGTAAGTTTGAACGCCCTGACCCACTAGAAGCAGGTACATATCCTGCACGATTGGTTCAGGTTATCAGTTTGGGTAAACAACCTCAACGCCCTTATAAAGGTGAGGAAAAACCCCCTAAAGATGAAATTCGTGTTACCTACGAATTGGTAGACGAGTTTCTTAAAGACGAAGATGGCAAGGATATTGAGGATAAACCTCGTTGGGTTGCTGAAAACTTTACGATGAACTCTCTCGACTCTGACCTAGCTAAGTCAACCAAGCGTTATTTCGCTATTGATCCCAAGAAAAACTTCAAAGGTGATTGGGCTAAACTTGTAGGTCAGCCGTGTATGGTCACATTGATTTGTAATGAAGGTAGCGACAAAAAAGTTTATAACAATGTTGCTTCTGTACAATCCATGCGATCAAAAGAAGCTGAGAACCTACCGCCCTTGAAGAACGATCCCAAAGTCTTTGATATTGATGACCCTGATCTGGAAGTGTTTCTTTCGCTCCCAGCTTTTGTTCAGAAGATGGTCACAGAAGATAACCTTGAGTTTGGCGGCTCTAAATTGGAACGTATGTTGGTTGAGCATACGGGTGGAGAAGTTAAGCCGAAAAAAGAGGTGAAAAAAGAGCCAGAGTTTGAAAAGGCAGGCCCAGAAGTAGGGGATGGTGATAATGACTGGTAAGAGTGGGGGCCTAGCCCCTACCCTTATTAAACCAATGGACTATTGTTATATCGTTAACGATAAGAAAATGAAGGGGAGTGGCTTAGTTCGGGGAGAGACGGTTTTGGTTACAGGAACAAAAGTAGTTCCAGCAACAGGTAAAGACCCTTATCTTCAACGTATCTTTGTTGTAGCTATAAAGATTGAAGAGGGTATACTTTTATTACCCCGAGAGGATAATGATTACCAAGCATATATGATTGATCCTCGTAACTTATCCAAGGTAGACAAGGAGACACAACAATATCTAACTCTACAAATGTTAAACCAGTACAGAAAGAAGTAGATGACCCATGTGATGACTGTAGCCACTGGGCAGGACATTTTAAATGAAACCACTAATTGATGGAGACATACTTTTACACGAATTAGGTTGGTCAGGCGAGTTTAAAGATAAAGAAACAGGGGAAATGACTTTGATGGAGTTTGACTTTGTTTCTGATCTGCTTGACAAAAAGATTGCAAACATATGTGCAGATACGTATTCGGATGAACCACCCCTGATTTTTATTACCAACAGTGAGTGGATACAGGAAATATCCAAACGGTTACGACACGATGTACCAAAATACGAACCTATCTTTCGTCATAAGTTTGCAGTAACTAAACCTTATAAGGGTAATAGAAAGAACCCTAAACCGTTCCACTTTAATAACATCATTGTGTACCTAGATGCTAATTATGATATGGTTATTTCTTCGGACGGATATGAGGCCGATGATGAATTATGTATGGCACAATACGGACGAGAAGATACTGTTATTTGTTCAAGAGATAAAGATTTACGTATCTGTCCGGGTTGGCATTATACTTGGGAATGTGCTGGTCAACGTGCAGTAGGCCCTGTATTTACTGATGAATTGGGTTGGCTAGAGATTACAACTCACGGCAAAATAATTGGGTACGGAAAGAAGTTCTTCTATTATCAAATGCTTATGGGGGATAACGCTGACCATATTCCCGGTCTACCGGGTACTGGAACTAAAGGTGCGTATAAATTATTAGTAGATATTCCGACAGTAGCGGAATGTCATGCCGCTGTTAAACAGGCGTATATCGACAAAATAGGAAAAGAAACCGCTAAAGAGTATTTTCTCGAACAAGCAAACCTATTATGGATGATACACGAGAAAGGTAAATATTTTGAACTATAAATTTTGGATACTGCGACTACTTATTGAATGGTCGTTAATTATAGGTGGACTGGCTGGAGTATACTTCCATTTTGGGTTGGCTCTTACAGCTATCGTTGGTGCGGCCCTCATTACAATTGTATTGGTCACAAACGGTATGATGAAAGAAGAAGAAGAAAAGGCCCCACTAATCTTTCATCTACCTAATGGTAAACTCTTTATCGGACCTCAAAAAGAATTTGAAGAGTTTATGAAAAAAGTTGAGAAGGGAGAAATTGTTTTAGATGGCGAGACCGAGCGGAGAGAAGACGAGGTGTAATGGTGAGTGGACCGAATCTCGGTTTAGGAGCTTTATATTCTCTATGTTAAGACAAGGTACTCGTAGATGGGCACCTGTCTCAACAACAGAACGAGAGGCCCGTGTTGATAGAGGCCTTTACAAATGCAATGCTTGTGGAGAAATTGTGCCACCTACAGTAAAAAATGGCCGTAAACGAGTAAAGAATGTGTTTGTAGACCACATTGATCCTATTGTAAATCCTGAAACAGGTTTTACCACTTGGGATGAATATATTGAAAAAATGTTTTGTGAAAAAATTAATTTACAACTTCTATGTAAATCTTGTCACGACAAGAAAAGTGCGGAAGAACGTGCTACTTCAGTAGAAGCAAGAAAAAGAAGAAAGGACGACAATGAATAACACTTTTGAAATGTACGATGACGTAAACCATATGCCCCTACGAGTGTATAACCGAGCAGTTTACTTAACTAATTTAGTTGAGGACTCTGGTAAAGACGCTGGTGAAAAATATATCAGTCAATTCGATGAGGGCAGTAAACGACAAATGTATTTGATGCTGGCTTATATCAAACAAAAAGGTATTGAAGTAGCAAAGAAAGAAGTTATGAGGGGGTTAGAAATTGTTGGTGACTGATGGTTTTAAACTGACTGTTACTCCAGTGATAGAGGGTAATCTCCCCGGATGGGAGGCTGAAGGATATATCAACGGGCATGACTTTACACTTTTTGGTAGTTCTATTCCCGCCACTCTAAGGGGAGTAGCTCACCTAGTTGAAGATTTAGGGAGGCCAGTTAACTATGTCGAAAACTGAAACCCCCAGTTGGAACGAAGGTCTGAAGTTTGATAGTGGTAAGATTCGGTTAGAGCTACTTCCCCCTGAACTTCTTTATGCCGTAGGAACAGTTTTAACCTTCGGTGCCCATAAATACGCAGACCGTAATTGGGAGCTTGGTATGAAATGGTCCCGAGTGTTTGGGGCTATGATGCGTCATATGTGGTGTTGGTGGGGAGGAAAAGGCCCCACTACTACCAATTTCGTATTTGGCGATTTAGATGAAGAAACTGGATACTCTCACCTATGGCATGCTGGTTGTTGCTTAACTTTCCTGATTACTTACGAACAAAGAGATATAGGAGAGGATGACCGTGCGCATACTGAAACATGAATACGTAATTTTATTGGCTGTAGTAGTGCTGACGATTATTAGTGCGATATGGCCGGGAGTTTATTAAATGACAGCACGAATATTAATTCTAGATATTGAAACTGCCCCTAACATTGCTTATGTATGGGGTGCATGGAAACAGAACGTAGGACTTAAACAGTGGGTAAAGAAATCTCACATTATGTCCTTCTCGGCAAAATGGTTTGGTGAAAATGGAATTATCTACCATGAAAATAGGAAGTCCGACGACAAAGCTATTGTTAAAGCTTTGTACGATTTGTTGGATACCGCTGATATTGTTGTTGCCCACAACGGAGATAAATTCGATCTACCAACTATTATTGGTCGTGGGGTGGTACACGGGTTTAGTCCTCCTAGTCCATATCTTACTGTGGACACCGTTAAGACCGCGAGGAAAGAACTCCGGCTAGTTGGTAATAGTTTAGCACTTCTTTGTGAAGAGTTAGGGCTTCCTAAAAAAGACGAACATAAAAAGTATCCGGGGTTTGAACTCTGGCTTGGGTGTCTTCGTGGCGAAGAAGCTGCTTGGGAAGAGATGAAAGAGTATAACATCGCTGATGTCATCTCTTTAGAAGCTTTATATATACGTCTTAGGCCATATATGCGTAACCACCCAAATGTGGCTCGTATTGGCAGTGAAGAGGAAGTTACATGCCCGAAGTGTGGTAGTCATAATATTCAATGGCGAGGTTACTACTACACTCGTGCAGGTCTGTGTTATAAACGGTTCGTATGTATGGATTGTGGTGGTTGGGGTAGAATTCGTCTATCTGAACGTGATCAAAACCCAGTTGGGAGGAATTGTGGATGAGTTTAATTGTTGAAGTATATGTAGGGTCTCACCTTAATAAAGAGAACCGTAAGTTGGTTGCGGAAGCTGTTGTACATAATGTCAGTGATTTAGCTAGTGTGTCTGATTACGAGGGTGCCCGTATTGAGTATGGGTATCCTCTTCTTGGTATCGAAAAAACCAAAGAGTTGTTGAGTATTAAAGATCATGTCCGTAACCAATCTGTATGGGCTTTGGTCAGAAAGATGGTGGCTAAACTTGAAACCTAGTTTTTGGAAGAGGTTAAGTTCAGGTAAATATGTAGATATTGGTAACTTACAGCCAGACGATGTATCTATTGAAGATGTAGAAACTTCCCTTAATCATATCTATCGTTTTACTGGACACCACAAAGATGAGAAACCACTAACGGTTGCACAGCATTCTTTGCTGTGCCTCCGCCTAGCGGAAATCATAGAGCCAGACGATTATAAATTACATCTTGCTGTTCTTATCCATGATTTCGCTGAGTGTATTATTGGTGACGTTGCTACCCCCGTTAAAAGGGCTATGGGTAAAGCTTGGTATGATTTTGCAATACCAATTGAACGAATTTTTGAAGAAAAGTTTTTCGGAGAACGAGTAGATACCGAGTTACATGACCGAGTTAAGCTTTATGACTTAATGGCTCTTGATATTGAACGGAGAATTATGTGGGAGTCACAATATGGCAAAGATAAGTGGCCAATGACTCCCCTTAGTTTCGGAAAGTTGTCCGACAAGAAAGAAATTTTCAACCGAGTTGCAGAAAATGACGTTGATTTGGAAGCTCAATGGTACTGTAACTACGATGCGGTACGGGCATGACAAAAACTATCGCCCAGCAATGGGGTCCACTAATTTACACTAGACAAAAGAGGTAATATGACATCACACTTCAAACCAAACAACCCAGAAAACCAAATTGACCAAGTTATCTCAGCCGTCTGTAATCCTAAATATTTAGAGGGTAACGAACTTCATCGAGACGCTATGGCTAGGATCGCTGGTACACTGAAAGATGACGATGAACACTTTAAACAAATTCTACCAATTCTTAGAGAGCAGCGTTTTCTACCCGCTGGTAGAATTCAAGCATCTATTGGGGCAGTACGACAGACAACTGCTTTTAATTGTTATGTCTCTGATACTATCGAGGATAGTCGTCTTGGTATATTCCAACGACTACAAGAAGCCGCAGAAACTATGGGTCTGGGAGGTGGTGACGGGTTTGACTTTAGCACTATTCGTCCTCGGGGCGCTTTAATCAAGTCTCAGGGAACGGGCGCTAGTGGACCTGTTTCTTATATGAGGGTATGGGATACCATGTGTGCAACTATCGCCTCTGCGGGC